ATAGGACCTTAAAAAAACGGGTCAAGACGAAGATGTATGTTATGCGGGTATGTTTCATAGTATTTATGGAAACGATATTTTTACTAAAAAAACTGAGGAAAATAGAAAAACAATTAAAGATTTAATTGGTGAAAAAGCGGAAGAACTTGTGTGGATTTTTAACACTACTCCTCGTGAAGATTTACATAAACTACAAAATAATTCTATTCAAAAAATTCTTACAGCAAACGAATTGGATCAAAACAATTTATTTAAAGTTATGGATAATGTGTTTGATAATAGGACCATAGATCTACTTGATGAATCTTTTAGGGGAAAAAAACCTTGGCGTTTTATTGGAGGGGGAGTAGAAGGTCAGTGGAGAAAGTTTAATTATTTACTTAATTCTAAAGATAAAATTGATTCTTTTTTATTTCAAGAAGCTACTAATATTTTAAATAAAGAAAAACTTACAAATTTTGTTAAATTTAAAAGGGCTTATGCAAGTGGTAATATATTTGGGACTGTGCATGATCTACACGTAGACGATTTTTGTGATAATTATAATCAAATTTATACAATTATGTTTTATTTAAATAAAATATGGGATGTAAAATATGGTGGAGAAACAATTTTTTTAAATAGAGCATGTAATAATATTGATGCTTCTGTTATTCCACGGCCTGGTAGAGCTGTGCTCTTTGATGGATTTATTCCTCATGGAGCTAGAGAATTATCACGACAATGCGCTGAATTAAGAATTGTTGCAACATTTAAATACGAGGTAATTAATGTTTAATATTTTAAAAAAAATAAAAAAGAAAGATTTAGAAATACAGTTTATTGCAACCGATAGTGACATGGAAAAAATATGGCCTCCACCTAAACCAGCCACACATTTTATTCCTCAAGAATATAAAAACATGCCTCGTTTTGCAAATAATGATATGAAGGTATTAACAGTAAAAGCATGTGTTCCATTCTTAGACGCTATGACAGCAGGGTACATTATTCCATTTGATCAAGATTATGTTATTGATCCTACAGATACTGATTTTACCTTTACTCCTGCTAATTTTGCTAAAGTAGAAACACATCCTAAACAACAACTTCTTCCTGAATGGGAATCTATTATAGGAGAAAATGCAGGTAAATTTGAAAATAAGTGGCTTATAAAAACACCACCAGGTTATAGTTGTTTATTTGTCCACCCTATGAACCGCAATTTTAATCCTGATTGGACCATTATTTCAGGAGTAGTAGACACAGACAGCTATATTATTCCTATAAATTTTCCTTTTATTCTTAGAAAAAGAGATAAACAATTTCTTATAAAAAAAGGAGATCCTATGGTGCAAGTTATTCCTTTTAAAAGAGAGACTTGGAAAATGTGGAAAGGTTTTTATTTTGAAAAGGAGCATGGAAGAGGTTTTAAACATTTAACATCATTAATGTTTGACAGATATAAAAGAATTTTTTGGAAAAAGAAAAGTTTTAAATAATGAAAAAATTAACTGATTATATTGTAACAATTGATAATATTATTAATAAAAAAACATGTGAAGATGTTATTAATTCATGTGCATTTAAAGATTTTGAAGTAGCTGAAAGTCAGTCAACCGATCCTCGATATCGTTTATGTTATATTAGACGTTTAAATAAAACATTTGAAAGTACTTTTTTTGAAGCAGTAGGAAAATGTTTAAAAACTTATAGTGATCTTCATCCTTATTTTAGCACAGGTTTAACGTGTGAGGATACGGGATATGAACAATTACTTTACCTAGGAAGTGATAAAGGAGAATATAAAGAACATGTAGATCACTTAGATTTATTTCCTAGGGTATTGAGTTGTTCTTTTGTTTTAAACGATAATTATGAAGGAGGAGAGTTTTCTTTTTTTAATGGAGAATATATCGTTTCTCCTCAACAAGGAACCGTTCTAATATTTCCCAGTAATTTTATTTTTCCTCATGCTGTTAAACCAGTATCCAATGGGGATAGACATGCAGTGGTAACATGGATTCGTTAAAAAATTATAAGTATATTAAAAATTTACTTTCCCAAGATTTAAGAGAATTTATTACTTCTAGTACTTTAAGGTCTTTTGACAATGTTAAAGCGGATGCGAAAATTCCTTTGTCGTTTGCGATCCATTCTTCGGAAATGTCTATTTATCGTCAATTATTACATTTTGTAAAACCTAAAATAGAAGTAGCAACTAAACTTACTTTACTTCCTATCTATGCTTATAGTAGATTTTATTTGGCAGGTTCTTCTTTATTTAGACATAAAGACAGACCTGCTTGTGAAATAAGTGTTTCTCTTACACTAACTACTAAATACGATATTAATAAAAATTATGTTTGGCCTTTGTATATGAATGATACGCCTCTTAACATTAAAGAAGGAGATGCAGTTGTTTATCGAGGAAGAGATGTGGAACATTGGAGACCAGTTTTTGAAGAAGCAGATGGGAGTTGGCACCATCAAGTTTTTTTACATTACATTGATTCTAATGGTCCATGTACTACTTTAAAAGAAGAAATAAATAATAGAAATAGGTCGTTTAATGAAAGAGAACAATTACGAATTGAAAAAAGAGAAAAGCTAAACTAAGAATAGTCTTCGTCATAATCTCGCCAAGATTTAGTAAAATCAAAATAACTAGCAGTAGCAGAATTACCAGCATTAAAATCCTCTAGGGCATTTCCATCATCTACCCATTTTGTTTGAGCATTTTCATGTGCATTACCATAATCTATTTCAGCACTTCTAATTTGTTGTAGTCTAGTATCAGCCCACGTAAGAAGATCAGCTACAGTAGTTGTTCCTACTGCATCACTTGTAGAGTTTAATGCAACATTACCAGTCATATCCCCAGTAGAAGGATCTTTGTTTTGAATTTCATTTTGACCAACATGAGTATTCCAAATAACATAATGAATAGTGTTAGGAAGCCATGCATCGTTCCAATCTTTTCCTTTGTCTACCCAGTTAAGTAACATAGTGTCATCTACTGTAATTGTTTCATTATTTGCTATTACAATTTGTGTTGCCATCAATATCTCCTAATGTTTTATAATATAATTTAATACTAAATAAGGTGAAAAAGAATTAGTACCCGCAGCAGTTACAGTTCCTGTTAAATTTGTAGCTACCGCTACTGTCCCTGTTAAAGTTCCAGCAAGAGTATGAGAATGATTATGTCCAGTACCAGAACCAGCCTCATTCATAGGATTAGGGCTCCAAGTTGGCCCACCATCATTTACTTGTTGGCCATTTACTTTTCTGTAGTTACCACCAGTAATAGGCCCATTGTTTTCATTCATTTCATGTCTGTGAGAAGCTAATTGGGCTGAAGTTAAAGAAGTATTATCAATAGATCCTGTAACTGTAACTGATTGGTTATTAGTAACAGTGCTAGATCCTGCTTGATTATTTGTCACAGCAACTGTTACAGTATTAGCACCGCCAGTTCCTGCTAAGTTATATGTACTACCATCATAACCTTGAGCCATTTTGCCTTGAAGATTAGGCACATTAAAAGTAGTAGAACCATTACCAGCACCATATGTAGTTGAGATTACACCAAATAAATCCGCATAATCTGTTCTAGAAATGGCTGTGCCATCGCATAATACATATCCTGCTGGTGCTGTAGCCTTACCCCAAGGTTTAATAGTACCAACTTCTTGTCTTTTTACTATGTCTTGTAAATTAGCCACCTAATTCCCCCTTTCTAGTTTCGCCCCAAGTTAATAATTCTGCTACCGTAGTAGAAGCTACTGCATCAGAAGTAGAAGAAAGAGGTGTATTGTGTGTCATGTTATGGGTAGATGCATCTTTATTTTGAATTTCATTGTCTACTCCATCCCAGACAACTGCATGAATAGTATCAGGAAGAGCAGGCATTGAACTACCTTTATCACTCCAGGCTATTGTATAAGAATTATCTAGCCTAATGTAATTTCCGTTAAGTATAACTATTTTTGTTGCCATGTTTTTTCCTAATGTTTTATAATATAATTAACCACCACATAAGGTGAAAATGAATTTGTTCCTGCTGCTGTTACTGTTCCAGTAAGATTAGTAGCTACTGCTACTGTCCCTGTTAAAGTTCCAGCAAGAGTATGAGAATGGGTATGGCCTGTGCCATCCCCTGTATAATATACCATAGCATACCAAGTTGGTCCCCCACCATTAACATTTTGTCCTAAAGCTTTATTGTGTTTAGGAGATCGACCTGTAATACCACCATTGTTTTCATTAACATCATGTGTATGAGTAGCAAGTTGAGCTTCTGTTAAAGAGGTATTACTAATAGTACCAGTCATTGTAACAGTTTGATTATTAGTAACTGTGCTTGAAGCAGCTTGATTATTAGTAACTGCTACTGTTACAGTATTAGCACCCCCTGTATCAGCAAGATCGTATGAAGATCCCCCATCATATCCTTGTGCTTGTTTACCTTGAAGATTAGGTACATTAAAAGTAGTTGATCCATTTCCCGCACCATAGGTCGTAGAAATTACGCCAAATAAATCCGCATAATCTGTTCTAGAAATAGCAGAACCATCACATAATACATAACCTGAAGGAGCTGTAGCTTTTGCCCATGGAACAATTGTTCCTACATCACTTCTGTTACTTATGTCTTGTAAATTTGCCATAATATTTAATGCCTTATAATATAATTAGTTACAACATAAGGAGAAAATGAATTTGTTCCTGCTGCTGTTACTGTTCCTGTTAAATTTGTAGCTACTGCTACTGTACCTGTTAATGTGCCTGATAAATTATGAGAATGAGTATGGCCTGTTCCTGAACCTGTATTATTAGCAGGACTAGGAGTCCAAACTGGTCCACCATCATTTACTACTTGACCTAGCAGTTTACTATATTTGGGAGATCGACTTGTAATTGGTCCATTATTTTGATTAATAGAATGGGTATGAGCAGCTAGTTGAGCTGTAGTCAATGATGTATTATCAATACTTCCTGTTACCGTAACTGATTGATTATTAGTAACCGTACTCGATCCTGCCTGGTTGTTGGTAACTGCTACTGTTACAGTGTTTGCTCCACTTGTTGCCCCTAAATTATATGTACTACCATCATATCCTTGCACCATTTTTCCTTGAAGATTAGGTACATTAAAAGTAGTTGATCCATTCCCTGAACCATAAGTTGTAGAAATAATTCCAAAAAGATCTGCATAATCTGTTCGGGATACAGCAGTACCATCACACAATAAATACCCAACAGGAGCTGTTGCCTTACCCCAAGGTTTTATTGTTCCTACGTCACTTCGTTTTGTGATTGATTGTAAATTAGCCATTAGTCATTATATTTCAACCTCCACCCATTAGTGGCGTCGTAATAAACTAAAGAAATGCCAGCGTTGTTTGTACTGATTGTTAAATCAGATGTAGCACCCTGAATTTTTTCAGAATTACGACCAACTGTAATGTTATTAGTAGCGGCATTTCCATCACCGTCTACAATTTTGACCTGCGCTCCAATAGAGGGAGATGCGGGTAATGTTATTGTAATTGCTCCCGTAGAACAATCACAAAAAATATTATCCCCGTCAGAAGCCGTGTAAGGAGAATCTGAATTAGTTTTTGCTACCCATGTTTCACCTAATCCGGCTAAAGAAAATATATCATACCAATTTGTTCCGTCTGTGGCTACTAAACGATATTTACCGTTTGCAATAGTAAGAGTATTACCTGTTGCTCCAAGCCTTGCAGATATGTCTGCACCACCTGAAATATTATTGTAAATTCCGTATGTCTTTTGTGTAGCTGGAAACTGAACTGTATGAGTTGTGGAAACTGTTCCACTAAAAAGTAATTGATTTTGTCTTGCTTGATTTGCTGCTTGAGTTTGAGGACCATCAGCATTTGTTAAAGTTGTTGATGTTCCAGTTGTAATTGCGGGTACAGCATATACCCCTGCAATAGCAAATTCAAAAACTTGAGAGAAATTGTTGTTTGTAATAGTACCCCAGGTACCAGAATTTTCTCCTGTTACTTGTAGCTCTATTCTTAAGCCTGTTGAATATGTTGACATTTAATCTCCTAATAAAGTTTTATTGATTATTATAAAGTTTGTCAAAACTTTTATGCAGCCTTGTGAACTTCTGTCCAACTCATAGAACTGTTAGAATCATCAACCTCAGACCAAAAGATCCCACCTAATGTTCCAGTACTACTTGTAGCAGAAACTCCTGTTAATGTAAAGGTTACATCAGTTTGAATATTTAAAGTTCCTATAGAAACTGTGGCTTCCTCACTTGGGGCCATATAACTTGTTTCTTGAACAGCATCACCCTCACTAATTGTAGCAGAAACTCCTGTAACAAAAATAGAGGTTAATACATCCCCTACAGCCGTAGTACCAACTTGTCCGGCTGGTTCAACAGTTGGTGAAATAGAAATAGCTACCGATCCTGTATAAACATCTAATTCAGGTTCTGAAGCGGCTACAATAGTTATTCCCGCATCTCCTGTAATTGAATAAGTACCAATAGAGGTAGTAAGACCATTAGCCGTAGGTGAAATTATTTGATCAGTAGTAACTGTAGACCCAGTGCCACTCGTAGCCGTTAAGGCTTCCCCACTTACAGCATAAGATCCACCCGAAGCACCCCATTGTTGGTCACCCCAACCAATAGTAGCTCCAGTAGTAATATCTTTAGCTCTATTCCATCCTGCTCTTATTTCTACAGTAGTAGTAACATCTCCTTCCGAAGAAGTAGCTGAGGTACCTGTAATAGGAAAAATATAATCGGATTGAACAATGTATGTGCCTATAGGTTGCCAGGTTGCAACCACACCAGATGGTGTTGCATTAGCAATACCTGTACCAGTAGCTGTCCCAACTGAGGATGTTAATCCCGCAGCAGTTACAGAAATAACTTGATCAGTAACAACTGTTGGAGTTGTAGTGCTTGACGTGAGGCCATTGCCTGTAGCGTCTACAGGAGCATATTCATCCCATGCACCTGAGCCCCAAGTCAGACGGCCCCATCCTTGGACGGAAGCCATAATTTATCTCCTTATGCTATTCTTAAAATTGCAGCAGTGGCTTCAGCAGCAGGGAATGTAATTGTAAATGTTCCAGCAGATGAAGATTTAACTCCACCAAAATCCAAAACACAAACAGCAGCATTCGTAGTTAATCCTGATACCGTTGAACTATTATAAATTACAGCAGCTTGTGCAGAAATTGTTGCACTCGTAAAAGATAAATCAGGTGAAAAATCACAAACAGCCGTATCACCTGATAATACTGGTGTTACTGATGTTAATGCTCCTCCGCCTGCAGCATATGTTCCTGATGCACCTACTTCATCTGGTGTTGCATATGCAGTAGTTGATTTACTTAATGTTGCTTCTGAATCATAAAGCGCTAATTTAAAAGTGTTCCCTGTCGTTGCTGTAAAATCATGCAAGCCTTTCAGAATCTCCACTTTAAAACTGTTACAAACAGCTTGAGTAATTGCCATGTTGACCTCCTATGGGTTCTTTGACTCGAGAGGGATACGAATAACGCCGTCTCGAAATTCGTCTCTG